GGCGGATGCTGCGCCCCTCTCGCCGGTGGCATATGCTGCGCCACTCTCGCCGGTGGCGGATGCTGCGCCACTCCAGCCGGTGGCGGATGCTGCGCCCCTATCGCCGGTGGCGGATGCTGCGCCCCTCTCGCCGGGGGCGGATGCTGCGCCCCTCTCGCCGGTGGCGTGGTTTTTCTTTTCAGCGTCTGCCTTTTTGATGGCGTTGTCAAAGTCGCACTGCGCCTTGACGTACTCCACCTGGGCCTTGACAAGCCCCGGAATACCGATCTCCGCGCTTAATGTCAGTTTCTTGCCGACGCGTTTCGTATCGTCGCTTTTCTTGTTACTGACCTCATCCAGCTCCGCTTCAAAATACCGGGAGCCATCACCGGGCACGTAATAGCCCAGCACATCCAGCGGCATCTCACAGGCATGAAGCCCTCTCTCGCATAGTTCAATGTCGCCATCGACCTCCGCCGTCTTGCCAAGCGTATACTGGAATCCACGGCACTTCATGTCCTTGTCTGTTGCCTTATAGACCTTCATCTTCCATCCCTCTTTCTTATCGCCTTTTTGGCGTTCTCGCGCCTTGCGCTGTTCATGCTGTAAAAATCGGCCTCGCTGTACGATGCGTACCGTTTCGCCTTGTTGGCCTCAACGTCCCGCCGGAACGCTTTATAGTCCTCGCACTCCCCGTGGCACCTTTCGTGTCTGCGCTGGCAGCCCTTGCAGGGCGGAGCCGTCCGGTTCACCAGCCCGATCATTCCCACTTCACCAGCGCTTTCACCACACCGGCCTGCGCCGCGTCCTCGTGGCTCATCAGCACGTCCACCGTGTAGCCGTACACACCAGTATCGGCTGCTATGTAAGTCTTGCCGCCCAGCGTCACGGTGCTGCCCAGCGGGATAACGTCAGGGTCTACCGCCACGGCCTCGCCAATGTTTACCCACAGGCCGGATGCCGTCAGCACCTTGCCGTCCCGCTGGTTCATGTGGGCGTAGGGTGTGCAGCACGCACAATACCCGGTGATGTCGCATACCAGCACGTTCTCCGCCTCCGGCTCCGCGACCTCGCTTGTGGGCGGCGATTGCACCACGTCCTCCTGCACCGGCGGCAGCGTCAGGCACCACGCCACCAGCACCAGCAGCATCACCCACAGAACGATTGCCACCACCCACAGCCGCCTGCACCATCTTCTGGTGCGGCATAGCCGGGAGTATTCCCGCGCCCGCCTGTTCCGCTCTCTCATACTCGTTACCTCCATGCGGCCTAAATGTTCCATGTGCAGCTCTTTGCCAGACGCTTAACTGCGTTGTCCCTGCAAATTGCCTTGATTGTGCATCGCACCGGACGTCCTGTAGCGTTTTCCACGCCGGAAAATTCTATCCAGTGATAAGATTGCCCGCGAACGCCGGACGGCTTCATGCGTCCCTCCGGGAGTATCACATCAATCGTCTTTCGCTCTTTGTCGTAGCTTCCGAGTACCGTTTCGCAATCGGAGAAAGACGTCTTGTACCTGCGGTACAACATCGTTTCGATTGTCGTTCCGTTCATCGCCCAAGCGCCTCCACGCCCTTAACGATAGCCCAGCTCAGCCACGCCGCGCCGATAAACGCCAGCGTCCATGCAAACCAACTCATGTCGTTTCCTCCTGTCGAATGTACTCGACCTCGATAATTTCCATTCCGTTTTGCCGTGCCCATAACATCACAGCAATTTCAGCACACGTCATAATCTCTTGCCTTTCCTCTGCGGTCGTGGTATACTATCCGCAGAACATTTTGGTAGATGTTTCGGAGACGCCCTGTCCAGTGCCGCAACCACTGGGCGGGGCTTTTTCTTACCCCTGCGCGGCTCGTTAAATATCAAATACATCCCCCTGAGCGCTCAAACTGGTGGTCAGTTTTGCATAAGCTGCATTTGCGTCCGCCTCCGTATGGTAAAGCTTGACCGTTGTGAAACCACGCTGTAGGGCAAACATCTTGACGCAATCATAAGAGTTACCGGCCTTCGGCTGCGCCCACTGTTTCAGTGGCTCATGCGTTTTGGCGTTAATGAGAACATCCATAGGTTTCACGCAAATATCGTTGTTCTCGCCCAAAGTGCAGCAGCACATTTCCATAGGATTGTTAATGTAGTTCATGTTTCCTCCTTCTCCGTCCCCATCAGTTCCTCCACTTTCACGCCGTAGTGCTTCGCGATGGCTTTTGCGTGTCGCGGGAATGGGTGCGTAACCCCGTCCCGCCAGTTCTTTACGGACGTTTGAGAAACTCCGATCTCCTTTGCAAGACGGTAGTTTGTTTCGCCGCTTTCGGACTGCAAACGCACAAGGTTTTCTTTCAGTCCCACCTTTTCACCTCCAAATTTGATTATTTTCTTGACAAATTGGAGCAATGGTGTTACTCTAAGTTTGCTACAACATTTGACTAACGCCAGCTCAATTTGTAAGGGGTGGTGCGGCCTTTTATTGCCTGTCCACGATACCCATTATACTCAAGTCTTGAGCAAAAGTCAATAAAGAGTTGAGTATCAAAGTACACAAGTTTTGAGGGTAATTTTTATGGCATTTGCACAAAACTTTAGTTATTGTTTGGATCAAATGGGTCTTTCGCCTTACGCTTTTGCTCAAATAATTGGCGTCAGCAACCAGGGCGTCTTAAACTGGAAAAAAGGTGTTTCCATTCCGTATCCTAAAACGCAGCAAAAAATTGCAAATTATTTCGGCATAACGGTAGAAGCATTGATGGGGGATGAACTGCCCGTTCTGCCGCCGGAGGGCGCAAAAAAAGCCCCCGCCGCAAAGGGCGAGGGCTCAAAAGAAGCTGCATCAAACTTTATTAAAGCTACAAATGATCGTGCGGCGTTGTTGGCTCTTATCAACGAAGCCACGAAGAAACTACAGGAGCTGGAATAATGCCTACACTATATCCTACCGATCCGCAAGACTGGCTGCGAACAGAAGCGGAACGGAAAGACAAGGAACAGGAACGCAAAGAAAAAGCCGACAAGGAACGCCGCGAGAAAACACGGTTTATTATTACGACTGTTCTTTCGGCTGTTGCGGCAATCGCTGCTGTTGCAGGAGTGATAATTCAACTTGCTTGAGCGCGATCAACGTATCAAGTTTGTCTGTAATTCCCTTTAGGCCAAACACAACATCGTTGATTTGGCCTTTCATGATAATGCTGTTTTCAGCCAGCCTATCAATGTAAATCTCGTAGTCCTTGCTCATAGCACACCTCTTTCTTTTAACGTACTCATAATATCAGCGCAGTCCTCATCGGAAAGCTGGTCGATTTTTCTAAGGGCTATTCTCCGCAACGTTTCAATATCACATTGCGCTAATGCATCTGTTTTTATTATACCCCAGACGTTGGCATTTGTACAATAACTCATTTCTCTCCCCTTTCTTAATTTGACATATTATTTTCTCGGTGTACAACTAAGTTAGTACACTTGTAGTTACGCACAATCTGTTTGTTGCCCACAAATGGGCAACAAATTAAAAAATATTTCAGGGGGAAGTGTTTATATGTGGGCCTTTGTTAAATAGCCCCGCTGCTCCCGCAACGGACAGCGGGGCTATTCTCGCCGGTGGCCTCTTGGCTTTCCGGCTGCACGTTCACACTAACAAATAAGGGTTTGGCAGGGCAATACCAAATTCGGATAATTACCGTTTGCGGCAAACCAGAATTGGAATTCTCCTGCCCGAAAAAGGAGTAAAAGGGGAAAATGGTAAAAACATTACAGGATTTGTGCAAAGATGCAAAAGACCGACAGAATTTAACTATACAAGATTTGTCCGACATGACGGACATTTCAGCATCAACCATAAGCAATTTTTTCTCCGCGTCATCAAAGGAGCCGAGCGTGTACAAAATGGGTTTAATTTGTGCCGCGCTTGGCGTTTCAATGGATGAATATTTCGGGATTGAAAAAGAAGTGACAACGGAAGATCAATTGACGAAAGCCAATGAACAGTTGAAGCACCAAAAGCAGCTGCATGATGCCGATGTGCAAATAGCCCATCTTGAGGGCGGCATGGAGCAGATGGCAAAAACCATTAACTACCACCGCAAGAAATCGCGGGACACAAAATTTGCTATTTATGGCCTTACGTTTTTGTGCGCCATATTTATGGCTGTTATCGTGGGATATATCTTTTTTGACTACCGTATCCCCCACCAGGGGCTTATTCAGGGCGGAGAGGCCAGCATATTCGCGTGGATCGTCTTTTTGCTGCTTGCGGTCGGTATTGGCTTTTTTGCCGCTATTTTGATGATGTATTTTCGCTATGCAAAAAAGTATACATTGTCGCCAGATAAGGGAGGAGATGAACAATGAATGTAGTATTGCGGGCAGCATTATACCCGCGTGTGTCCACGGAAGAACAGAAAAAGTTTGGCTTGTCTATTCACGATCAGCAGAACGACCTCGAAGAATACGCCAAAGCCCACAATATGAAGGTGGTAGGCGTTTTCCAGGATGCCGGGTTTTCCGCCAGAAAGAAGATTGAAAAGCGTCCCGCCATGCTTCAACTGCTGGAAGCCGTCAAGCGTGATGAGGTAGACATTATTCTTGTCACAAAGCTGGACCGGTGGTTTCGCAATATCGGCGAGTATTACAAAGTGCAGGAAATCCTTGAAGCCCACAACGTGTCGTGGAAAACGATTTATGAGGACTACGACACGTCTACAGCCGCAGGCCGGTTGAAGATTAACATTATGCTTTCCGTAGCACAGGACGAAGCTGACCGCGCCAGTGAACGCATAAAAAAAGTGCTTGATGCAAAAAAAGATCGAAATGAGGTTTGCACCGGTCATCTGCCGAAAGGCTACAAAATTGAAGGGAAATTTGCTGTTATAGACAAAGAGGCAGAACCGATTATACGGAGATACTTCTCTACATTTTTGGAAACCGGCTCCATAACAAAAGCGATGGACGCAGTACCGGAATTAAAGCTTAAATACCAAACAGCCAGCCAAATGTTGGACAACACAGGATACACGGGAGACTGGCACGGGATAAAATTACCCCCGTATTTAACACCGCAGGAATTTCAGCGTGTGCAAGACTTACGCACGAGGGTGACGCGAAAATCCCCTTACAATCGAACGTATATTTTCTCGGGGCTAATAGTCTGCGGGGAATGCGGACGCAGAATGACAGGGCATCCGTCTCCACGCCCAAGCGGGGCGTGCTCTTACTCTTACTATTGTCAAGGGTCTGCCCAGAGAAAAGGATGCAACAACGGTAATTTTACTGTCGAATGGAAAATCGAAGATTATCTTCTGTCGACAATAGACGAGCAGATACAGATCAAATTGCAAGCCAAGCCGCGGCAAGAACCCAAAGCAAACAAAGATGTGCAATTAAAGGCTTTACAAAAAAAACTATCCAAGTTGTCAGAGTTATATATAGACGACATGATTTCAAAGGCGGACTACTCAAAAAAGTATGCAGAACTGACAGCACAAATGGATGAGATTACACAAGTAAAATCACAAAGCCGCGCACCAGAAGAAATTGCAACCTTATTTTCCGCAGGATGGCAAGAAATATACAAACAACTTACCCGAGAAAACAAACAGGCTTTCTGGAAACTAAAAATAAAAGAAATCCGGCTATACAAAGACCGCCGGATTGAATTTGATTTTCTGTAAGTACTTAGTTTATATAACCCGTTTCCCAAGGTGCGGTATACCGAGCGTCCGGACGTGGCCACGGCGTGTATCATGGAGGGCGATGTGGTGGTGCTGGTGGACAATTCAGCGTCGGCCCTGCTGCTGCCCACAACGATCCTGCGGTTCAACGAGGAGATCAACGACTACTACTTCCCGCCCCTCATCGGCACGTATCTGCAGATCATACGGACGCTGGTGCTGCTGCTGACCATGTTCATTACACCGCTGTGGTACCTGCTGGTGAAGAACCCGGATACGCTGCACGAGAACCTGCGTTTCCTTTTGGTACAGGACGAATACTATGTGCCGCTGATCGTGCAGCTGCTGCTGGTGGAGCTGATCATTGACATACTGAAGATCGCGTCGCTGAACACACCGGATGTGCTGAGCAACTCGTTCAGTATGCTGGGTGCGCTGATACTGGGCGACTTCGCGGTGCAGGCCCGGTGGCTGGTGCCGGAGGTGCTGGTGTATATGGCCTTCGTGGCAGTGGCCAACTACGCCCAGCACAGCTATGAGATGGGCTACGCCACAAAGCTGTGCCGGATGCTGCTGCTGGTGCTGATCTGGCTGTGGGACTGGTGGGGCTTCGCGGCAGGGATCGCGATCACGCTGACGCTGATCGTGACGGCAAAGCCGCTGGTGGGTAAGGGATACCTGTACCCTCTCATTCCCTTTGACCGGAAGAAGCTGGCCCGTCTGCTGTACCGCCGCCCGGTGACAAAAAAGAACAGCTGA